GGTGACGGTATACCTTCGGCCCAATAGAGGCCATGTGTTTGCCCGTCTCTCACTTCTCCGCGTTTGATGTCTTGGTCTGACATGGGGTAAGTCTCTACTGCCCCGTCGTCAAATGCGACGAGGTACGTGCCTTCTTGTCTTGGCATTCTGCCCTGTACTACGGGCCGCCAGTCTATAGTTACGGTCTGCAACATATAGTGTCCCCCGTGGCATATTATACTACATATACCAAACGCGTAAAAAAAAGCCCGCTAGGGGGCGGGCAATGCGTCTCTACGCTGGGAATTTGCATTTTAAAACAATGACTGCTGTTTAGTTGACTGATAGATCCGCTCGCAGGCAATGTCAAAATATTCTTTTTCGCGCTCAATGCCTATGAACTTTTTTTTTCTTCCCACACAAGCGACGCCAGTTGTGCCGCTTCCCATAAATGGATCGCAAACTATTTGCGCATCTTCGGGTAGGTTATCAAGGCAAAAACTCATAACGCCTACGGGCTTTTGTGTCGGATGGGTTCGCTCGATGTGCTTCTCCATTCTGATGCAACCATTCCACATATAATCAATCTTGCGAACAGCCTTATTGAGATTAGTCCACGCCAACTCACAATCAGCAAAATCGCCGCTGTTCATTTTGTTCCACACAATCCAGCACTTAGTAGGCGGGAGATGATAATAGTTTCCGCCAAAGATCACCTGATACTTGGACAATGTGCGCGCCAATTCAATCTCCTTGTCCGCCGTGCTTTCATCCCAAGTAAGGTGTGTGTATTTGTCGGCTGATGCGAATTTGCCTCTACTCGCCGATTTGCCGCCCGACTCACCTATGCCATACGGAGGATCTGTAACAAGCGCGTCAAACGAGCCGATTTTTGGAAGAAGATTTAGACTATCTCCCAAATAAAGGGTTGCGTCTCCAATTTCCTCTTTCACAAATTACTACCTTTAAACCTAACTATCTCTAGTGGTGGCTCATCGTTTTCGTCCAGTGGCACTATCCTATAGTCAAATAGTATCGCCATGTCTTTTTTGTGTCGATTAGCCATTGCGTGTGCGGCTTTGACTGCGATTATGGTGTCCTCAATCTCCTCGCTGTTCATTGCCACAAGCCTCTGCATAAATCCCTCTGAAGTCAGGATGGCCGTCCCTACCATTTGTTTGCCCCCATAGCTCTACAAATTCGCAGTAAATGTCTTGTTGCGCTAACTCTTCCTCGTAATCACCACGCCCTACTGCGCCCATTACCGTTATGAACAGTATCACTGAAACGATAATCACTGCCCATGCGTCCGTCGATAATTCCCTCATAAATACCCCTTACTTTTGGATTATTGCGTAGCTTCTCCAACGCTACAGTTTCGATCTGCTTGACTCGCTGACGAGAGATACCCAGCTCGGCGGCTACCTCCGTCAGTGTCATTTGCTCTACGAATTTTCTCCCCATCGTCCCCCCACGACTCTATCCCAGCTAGTTTTAATACGGCTTTTATTGCTTCTCTTAACAAGGAAGCGGAAGAATGCGGTGCGATTGCTAACCTCCATCGCTCTGAGCTTGCGGCGAAAAGCCATCATGCCCTCACGGGCGAGCTTGCCGTTGCGACGCGCTGGCTTGATACGACGGCCAAACTTAAGGTTAAGAATTGGCGAGTTGCCCGCCATTGGCTCCTCGGCCTTCTTAAGACGCCATGCCCACTGCGCAGGGTTGCGCGTTTCGTACCGACTTTCGAGATCTCTAATTACTAAACCCATTTTATTACCCTCCTAGTTAAAGGCCGCTTATGCGGCCTGATTGTTTCGTAGCTCAATAAGCTCGTACATTACTCTAAGCCATGCGGCGGCATCTTCGTCGCGGCAAAACATTAGTTCTACGTTGTATCTATCTGCGGCGTGTGCGATTTGCTGATCTAGTTTTGTCATGTCGTTGATTCCTCATATCAGTGACTATGGGTACTAATCTACTAGCTACTTTTATCCCTTGCAAGCACTTTTTTATCTTTTTTTGATAATTATGTGTGGGTAGGTGTGTAATGTGGCAATCGTGACAAATCGCTTACCCGTAGTGTCGGGCAATCTCAGCGATAAACTGGTCTTCGTTTGGGCGGCGTGAAAGGCGCTTAAGGTAGTCTTCCTCGGTTACGCCTTGGTCTCTACCTAGCCGAGCAAGTAGCTCTGTGATTTTGTCAGTAACGACGATGTGATGCCGCTCTGCAAAATACTGCCTTTGGCTCTGTACACACATGACAACCTCCGTTAGTTGCCCTGCAATTATAGCACATGGGCAATCAGTTATACGAAACAATCACGTAGTCGGGGTTTTGCTCTTTCTTTCGCACCTCTTCGCGGTAGTGCTTTGCGATCTCATCGCGTATCGCCTTGTTCTCTTTCAGGATGCCCCTGCACTTCTCTGTCAGTAGCTCTAAATGGCCTGCGCCTAACTCCTGTTCTAAGAAGCCAGCGAAGGCTAACGGGTTCTCGGTAAACACGCGGTGATGGTGGTGGCAAAGGGTTACTGCGTTGTCCATCGAATACCTGACAATCTTGCGACGCCTGCCGTAGATATGTGCGCACTCAAGCGTCTGATCTGTACCGCAAACAAGGCAAGCGGCGTCCCTAGCTCTGACTGCTTTGCTAAACCAAATATCAGCGTTTGTTCTTTTGATCGCCATAGGTCTCTCGGGTAAATTGTCGCTCTCGTAGAATGGCCTTCTCTGTATGCCCGCACTTGCAAGCCCAGCCGTCGAGCTTGTCGTCTGCCGCCACAAACATCGGCACCATATCACGCCAGCACTTAGTGCATTTCACGGTCGAGTCGCCAGTCGTCAATAGTTGTGATAAGCGCCGTGAGCCATGACGTTGTAAAAGAGTCAATATCGACATCTATCGTAATCCCCTCGGGGCAGGCTACCTCAATGTAAACGTCGGTCATGTCGTTGTTTCTCATGTTGGTAGTTGCCGCTGTAATCGCGTCTACCCTACACACCACTTGGCCACCATCGGGTAAGGGCATCGAAATTATCGGCATCTTGTCCATTACTGTAGCGCCTCTATGCCTACCTTGAAGCGGCTAAACTCGCCGTGCTGTTTGTCCAATACTACACAACTAATCGAACGCTGTGACCCATACCCGCTAGCAGAGTGCCACGCGTCAGGCGGTGGCAGTACGCTCCAGCTTTCCCACTTAAGCCCGCCCAGCTCCTCAGATTGCTTATGATGGATATGACCCGTCCACGCACAGCGGTATTTAGTGCGGCCCCATTGCTCGGCATAGTCACGAGTGATCGCCTCGTAGAGCTGTCTTGTGCGGATCTTGTCGCCGTGGTGAGTAACGACGAAGTTGTTGCCCCACTCGAAATAAATGAACTTGTTGAAGTTGTCGAACACCTTAACGCGCTTATCGTTCTCGTAGTACATCCTGAGCATCTCATTGAGCCAGAGGCTAGCGTCAGGGTCGTGATTGCCGCGAGCGTTGATTAGCCACACCTCGTCATACTGCTGAAGCATCCGAGTCACGATGATCTTAAACAAGTTGCCTGCGGCGCGTATGGTCTTGCCAGCTCTGCCGTCTACGTCTAAGGCCGTTCCTGAGCCTGTCTCGCCCTTTAAGTTGTTAGCGTGGATCATGTCGCCTACGTTCAATAAAACGCCTACAGCGCAATCCCCCGTGCTCTCAACGAGCTTATCGACACCCTTAATCAATGTTTCCTGCGCTAGCTCTAAATCCCAAGGGTCGCTGCCTGTCTCAGGTGACCACGCCAGCATACCGAGGTGATGATCTCCGACGATAGTGACGGCCATGCGGTTCGCTAGCTTCTGCTTTTTAGACTTCTTGATCGGTTTAGCCAGACCCTTTAGCTCGTCTTTTAGTCCGATCTTGAAGTGATCCAACGCGACTTGGAGTGCGTGTTCCTTGTCGCTCTGACTCTTGACCCATTGGCCGACAGGTTGCCCCGCGTCGTTGTAGTAAGTCGAGACGCCTTTGACTGTAAAGCCATCTGGCACAGGGTGAGTGTAATCGTGTTGTGGACTATAGCCTCTCATAGCGGCGTGATTCTTCACCGCGTTGATGTGCCCCACTACAGTGCCACGACCTAAACCTAACTCACTGGCAATCGCTCTCTGACTCTTGCCTTGCTCTACTCGGCTAATTACCTCTTTCTGCCTTTCGGTTTTGCAAAACTGCAATAGGCTCATGCCTACCCCCCCAGTTTTGAATACTCCGAATTCTGTGGCTTAGTGAGTTTGACGCCCAGATCAATAGCCCACGCTTCCACTTGCTGCATGAAGTATAGCATTTCTCCCCTGTCTAGCGTCGAAGTGGCGCGAACCTGCGCAGGTATGATCGTTTTACCGACTTCTACGTCTTCAGTGCCGAGGAATTTATACTTAAGCATTAGCTTTAAATCTTCCTCAGTACCCGTAAAGCCGCCGCGCTTTTTAAAGTGCCGCGTCATGTCCCTGACCCACACATGGAAGAGGTCATTCTGACTCAGCGAGCGCCGTGGCTTGTACTCCTTTACCTGCCACGAGACGGGCTTGTCCCAGCACCATTCCGTTTCAAGAAAGGTCTGAAACGCCTTCATGCGATCCTTAATCTCAATGGGGTCTTTTATTAGCCAGAACTCACCGAACATAGTCGTAGTCTCTAGGGGTCAGCTCAGGCAGTTTCGTTGCGTCAGCGTCATTAGACACCTGCCTACGTAGGCGAAAAAATCCCGCGTGCTGTGGATACACCTTCATGTATCGCCGCGAATAAAACGCTACGAAATTATTGTTGATTTTGAAGGCGCTCTCGCCATCGCCGCCAACATCCTTCTCCCATCGGATACGCTCGACAACACTCTGCGCCGAATAGTTTTTGTACCCGCGATCAATCATTAATTGGGTGTAGTGTACGAACATATCCCACACCTCGGGGTGCGCCTTATGGAACGCTTCGCACTGCTCTCGCATTTCTTCGTTTCTTGTCTTGCTCATCTCGTTACCCTCTGGCCGTCAAAAGTCACATACTGACCGTATTTCTCAAGGCATAATTCGCGAAACTTTTCGCTCTGCATGAAATCGTGGGTGCCCTCATCAAGCTTTGTCCAACGCTTATAAGGTAACTGCCCGCTTTCCTCCTGTGCTTTTTGAGCAAAAGGCGAGACACCTTTCTCCATTTGCGCCGCTTTTTTCAGCCAATTGTTTACAAATGACTTGCAGTTTTTCTTCCGCCTCGCAGGGTTAGCATCTATCCAACACTCAGCCGCGTCATATTCAGCAAAAACATCGACGTTTGGGTATGCGTGTTGCCACTTAATGAAATCCTCATCATCTGGGAACCAATCCTCGCCATGAAAATCTTTCATTACCCTTCTCCTTTTTTTTAGACAATAGGGATCATTAG